TACACCGAGTGAATGGCCGACACCATGGGAGATACTCGACGAATCGCTATTTTGCATGAGTGGTAAAGCAATTTTATTATACCACACTCTAGCACATTTAGATTACATTGTTGCTAAAAATGTGAGATGGTTAGTCGTAGAAAATAAGGAAATTTTTCACGATGGTCTTGTGTTTTTTGACGGAGTATGTTATTATAACATTTTACCGGATACAAGTGTGAATATTGAAAATTTTGATAATTACATAACAGTTAGAGAAAATATTAGACAGGAAAAACTCACAAAGATTCATGAAAGTTACAAAGAGAGACGGCACTAAAGAAGACCTAGATATAAACAAACTGCATAAAGTTGTAATGTACTCTGTAGAAGACTTATCCGGTGTAAGTGCTTCGCAAGTTGAAATAAACAGTCAAATACAATTTTATGAAGGAATTACATCTACGGATATCCAAGAAACTCTAATCAAGAGTGCGGCAGATCTAATATCGGAAGAAACACCAAATTATCAATATGTTGCAGGCAGGCTAATAAATTATCATTTACGCAAAATGGTTTATGGACAGTTTGAACCACCATGCCTTTGCGATATTGTACAAAAAAATATCGATGATGGATTCTATGATAAAGAGTTTACTAAACTCTACACAAAAGATGAAATAAACATTTTACAATCATATATAAAACATGATCGTGATGAAGATTTAACCTATGCGGCTATGGAGCAATTCCGTGGTAAGTATCTAGTACAAAATAGAGCAACAGGAAAAATATTTGAAACACCACAGGTTGCATACATGATGATTGCCGCTACATTGTTTGCAAGATATCCAGAAAAGAAAAGAATGGCGTATGTGAAAGCATACTATGATGCTATCAGCACTTTCCGAATTTCCTTGCCTACGCCAGTTATGGCAGGTGTGCGTACACCACAAAGACAATTTAGTAGTTGCGTACTTATAGAAACAGATGATAGTTTAGACAGTATAAATGCAACTAGTAGCAGTATTGTAAAGTATGTAAGTCAGAAAGCAGGTATTGGTATTGGTGCTGGTAACATTAGAGCAATAGGCTCAGCAATTAGGAGTGGAGACGCAACTCACACAGGAGTTATTCCCTTCTATAAATTATTTCAGTCAGCGGTTAAAAGTTGCTCACAGGGTGGCGTGAGAGGTGGAGCCGCTACACTATACTATCCTATTTGGCATTTGGAAGTCGAGGACTTACTTGTATTAAAGAACAATAAGGGTACAGAAGATAACCGTGTAAGACACATGGACTATGGTGTACAGTTTAATAAACTGATGTATGAAAGACTAATTAAGGGCGAAAATATTACATTGTTTAGTCCTAAAGATGTGCCTGGATTATATGATGCCTTCTTTGCTGATCAAGACAAGTTTAAAGAAATATACGAAAAAGCAGAACGTATGACTAGCATTAGGAAAAAGTCTATTCCTGCTATTGAATTGTTTTCTGCGTTCGTTCAAGAACGTAAAGACACAGGTAGAATTTATTTAATGAATGTTGATCATGCTAATACTCATGGAGCATTTATAGAAGAAGTAGCACCAATTAGACAAAGTAATTTGTGTTGTGAAATTGATTTGCCAACAAAGCCATTAAGCCACATACATGACGAAGAAGGAGAGATTAGTCTTTGTACATTGAGTGCTGTCAATTGGGGTGTAATTAAAGACTTTGAAGAAATGAACAAAGTATGTAAGTTGGCAGTTAGGGGACTAGATGAACTATTAGACTATCAACAGTATCCTGTATTGGCCGCAGAACTTAGCACAATGAAAAGACGTCCACTAGGCATAGGTATTATTAACTTTGCATACTGGATGGTAAAACATGATATGTCTTATCAAGAACCTAACCTAGAATTAATTGACGAATGGGCAGAAGCATGGAGTTACAGTTTAATCAAAGCCAGTAACAAGTTAGCAATGGAAAAAGGTGCCTGTCCTGGCACAGAAGAAACAAAATACGGATTAGGTATTACTCCAAATCAAACATACAAAAAAGAATTAGATGAATTAGTAAAACACAAAGAAAGGCAAAATTGGAAAGAACTTAGAAAGAATCTTAAGGAACATGGCATAAGAAACAGCACTTTAATGGCATTAATGCCGGCAGAAACGTCAGCACAGATAAGTAACAGCACGAATGGAATTGAGCCACCGCGTGGTTACATCAGCATCAAGCAAAGTAAACACGGTGTATTAAAGCAAGTTGTACCAGGCTTTCCATACTATAAAAACAAATACGATCTACTGTGGGATCAAAAGTCACCGCAAGGTTATTTAAAAATAATGGCTGTCCTACAAAAGTACATAGATCAGGGAATTTCGGTAAATACATCTTACAATCCCGAACACTATGAAGATGAAAAAGTACCAATGAGTGTGCTGATTCAGGATCTCCTAATGTTTTATAAGTATGGTGGTAAACAATTATACTACAATAATACATTTGACGGGCAAGGGGAAATAGACGTTCACAAGGAAGATAAACTAGAAGATTTGCCACAGGGCGAATATGATGATGACGAAGACTGCGAGAGTTGTAAAATATAATGGGTGTACTTAATACTAAATCAAAATATACAAGTAAAACAAATATGTTCTTATCTGATGACATGGGTATCCAACGATTCGATGTACTTAAATATAGACAGTTTGATAAATTAACAGAAAAACAATTAGGTTTCTTTTGGAGACCTGAAGAAGTTGATATTCTTAAAGACGCAAAAGACTTCAAAGACCTAACGGACTTTGAACAACATATTTTTACTAGTAATTTAAAAAGACAAATATTATTAGATAGTGTACAGGGTCGTTCACCTAATATTGCTTTCTTGCCTGTAGTAAGTCTACCAGAATTAGAAACCTGGATTGAAACTTGGGCATTTAGTGAAACAATTCACAGCAGAAGTTATACACACATAATCAGAAACGTATATCCTGACCCGAGCAAAGTTTTTGATGAAATGATGAACATAAAAGAAATTATAGACTGTTCAGATAGTATAACAGAATATTATAACGATTTAATTGATTACAATTTATTGCGAGACACAGGCAGTAAGAAGTATGATGAATACGAACACAAAAAGAAAATATGGATGTGTTTAATGAGTGTAAACATATTAGAAGGTGTACGTTTTTATGTTTCGTTTGCTTGTAGTTGGGCATTTGCAGAACTTAAAAAAATGGAAGGTAATGCAAAAATTATTAAATTGATTGCCAGAGATGAAAATGTACACTTAGCAAGTACACAACAAATGCTAAAATTATTACCACGTGAAGATAAAGACTTTGCTAAAATTAAAGAAGAAACTTATGCTGATTGTACACAACTATTTTTAGATGCTGTAGAACAAGAAAAGAAATGGGCAGATTATTTGTTTAAAGATGGTAGCATAATTGGGTTGAATGCAGACTTGTTAAAACAGTATGTAGAATTTATTGCAGGTAAACGTATGCATGCCGTTGGACAAGAAAAAATATTTAACACTGGTACTAATCCATTACCTTGGACTCAAGCATGGATTACAGGTGGCGAAGTACAAGTAGCACCACAAGAAACAGAAATAAGCAGTTACGTTATTGGTGGTACAAAACAAGATGTTGACAAAGAAACATTCACTGGATTTACACTATAATATAAATATCACACACAGAGGAAACACATGTTAGTAAATAAATCTCATACCAAAGGTGACGTTGTCACTATCAAATTAACCAGCGATACAGAAATTATTACACGTTTTGTCAGTCAAGATGAAAACGGTATTACTATTGAAAAGCCTATGGCAGTACAAATTACTCAACAAGGTTTAGGATTAATACCATGGCTGTTTAGTGCTGATGCATCAAAAGAAATTACTATTTCAAATGATCAAGTATTTTGTACAATGGATACACTAAAGGATCTTGCCGATCAATATATTGAAGGTACTACAGGTATTAGTTTAGCAAAGGCTTAAATATCAGATAAATCCAATCTGAGTTCACTGATAAGAGATTGCTTTTCTTCCTCACTTAACTCAATTCTTCCAGGATTGTCTGGAAATACACAACAAGGTTGAACATTGTAGAAACCGTTGTCCTCTTCACACCATTCTCTACGGTAGAACTTACCAGTATTATCTTTATCCCACTCTATGTAAAGTTTTTGCTCTGGGTCAAAAATGAGTGTGTGCATGTCGTTGCCAACTTGTACATCTGAAGAACGTTGTAATCTATCAAGGTATTTGCCTTCATATAATCCAAAGGCAGGAAAAGCCTGAGTATATTCTGGATGATCATCGAACCATTGTTGCATTCCAACTTCCCCATGGTCCAGATATTCATATACACCAAATCTATCTGAGTATGTGTCACTTATCCATTGTTTTTCAACTTCCCATGGATCACCAGGATCGTGTTTTTCCATAGTGGATACTTGATTATTATCGATAAGTTTAATAATTGTGTCGCCACCGTTGTACGATTTATATGTAATATTATCAATGTTGCAGTATATAAAACCTTCTGCTTGATTATGGTACCAATCTAGTTTCATACTACTATTTATTATGATAAATAATATTACTATGCCAAAAGCCGCACTACAAGGAACGTCAAAAGCAGGAGCACCAATATCATCTGGTGCTTCAAAAACTAAGATAGAG